AGAGCTTGAAGAAGAGGTTTCCTTCCTGAAATCCGTCGTTCACCTGCACAGCCAGCGCCTCGCGGAGCTGGAAAAAGCGCAGTAACCATACCGATACACCGAAGGCCGGGGCATTCGCCCCGGCCTTCTTGCGTTACTTGCTGTCTTTCAGCCACTTGTCAATATCTTTGGACTTATCCGCCCGGTTGAACCCCAGTGCCACATAGGCCGCCAGCAGCTTCTCCTTGAGCTTCTTCCGCTCCTCAGGCGAGGCCGCAATGTACTTCGGCTTGTATTCCGTCGTGATCGCGTTGCCGATATCGCCCTTCTCCGTTCCATGGTCGAAGTATTCCTTTGCCGCCGCTTTCAGATCTCCGCCGTCCTCGATAGTCTGCAGGATCTTGCCGTACTTCGTATAGTCCTTCCCGCCGGTCCACTCCTTGTAGAGCCAGTACGCCTTGTTCTCATCCTCGGCGTAGTCGTTCGCAAGGATTTTCTGGATCGCCTTCTCCTGCGTCACGGTCCCGGCGGCGACGGCGTCCTTGAGATCCTGCTTCTGCCTCGCTTCCTGCGCGTCCTGGATCTTCTCGTTCATGTAGTCAATCCGCTCCTGCGTGCTCTTCGGCTCCATCTCCGCCTTCTGCGTATCCCCGGCAAGGACCTGGTAATAATACTCTGCCTTCGCCTCATCGCTGATATCATAGGCCTTCAGCAGCATCATCTTGTCATAGTTCTTCTCCAGCTTCCGCGCCGCCTGGATGAACGCATAGGTCTCCCGCTGGTCCTCGCCTCCCTCGGTCATGCCCTGATAGGCGGCAGTCTCCTTCGCGGACAGCGACTTGAACCCGCTCTCCACCCAGCTCTGCGCCTCTTCCGTCGCCGTCTTGCCGAACAGCAGCGCCTGCGCCCAGCTCTTCGCCCGGTCGGCCGCGTTGCCATTGTACACGGGATACTGCAGAATGTCGCGGCCCTCGTTGTCCACTGTGTAGCTGCCGCCGCGAGCCGCCGCCGTCGCGCCCTGATACGTCTTGCGGATCTGCCCTCCGCCGAACGGCGTCGCCAGATACAGGCCCGGTTTGATAAGCTCGTCTGTGATCGTCTTTGCCTTCTTTGCTGGGGCCATGTCCTCGTTGCTTGACCAGATTGCTTTTCTGATTTTCGCGAAGCTTGGGATCGCGGAATCGATAGCGATTCGTCCGCTATCAATGTCAACACCCCATTTCTCATCCAGCCCCAGCACGTTGACCACCTGCATTCCCGGCAGCTCTGACAAAATCGCTCCTTCAAGGTTTGTAATCGCCTGTTCCGTGCCAGGCTTCTCCTTCGTGAAGTCCCATTTCCCGGATACCGCCGCCTGCACCGTGTTCGGCAGCTGATACCCCGTGAAATCTCCGACCGTATCATTGATGATATCCAGCGGATCCAGCGCCGCGCGCCTGCCCACAATGCTCTCGTAGAACTCATTGTAGATCCACGCGCCGATGAGGAATTTGAACATGGCCTTCGCCAGTGCCGCCACGCCCTTCTTCCGCTCCTCCTGCGCCATATCCTTGAAGATCCAGCTGAGCTCATTGTTGACCTCCAGTTGGAACTGTGTAAACAGCTTCACCAGCGGGTTCCGCGCAGAGTACAGCGTCGGCGTCGAGCCTTTGCTGCGGTCTGCCATCACGCCGGATGCAAACTGGTCCGCCTCCTGCATCGCGCTCATCTCGCTCATGCCCCGCCGCAGGTTCTGGTAATACCGCGCACGGACGACGCTCCCCGTCGTAAACGTGTCGATGGATTCCATCATCCAGCCTGCACCGGCGGAGACTTTATCCATCGTGCTCATGGCCAGCCGCCTGTAACCGCTGCGGTTGTTGATGAACGTCGACGCAGAATCCAGCCCGTCCGCCGTCTTGTAGTTTTTCAGCGTATCCCACATGCCGCGCAGCACGTCCGCCGTCGACACCTGGCTCCACGCCTGCGTGATCGGAATGAAGTTTGTGAGCGCCGAACCCACGTTGGCCGCGACCATGTTCGCGCCCACGCGGGACTCAAACTTCTTCATGACGTTGTAGAACTTTCGCCCCATGAGCTTTTCCATGCCCCGGTCGAGCCGCGACTTCTTTCCCGCCAGAAGGTTTGTGTATTCGTCCAGCTCATCCACAAAGTTCGAAAGCCCATACCGTCCTTCCTTCGTCAGGTTCGTCACCTGCTCGTTGGCTTCGTCCGGGTTGAGGAACGGGTTCATCATGATCGCGTCGATCCGCTGTTTCAGCCCTTCGTCCGATGCCCGATACCGGATCTGCGTCGCCAGCGCCCGCAGCCGCTGAATGTCCGCCGTGTGGAAGATCACGTCCGTCGCGACCTCGATATACCGGTCAAAGCCCTGCAGCGCGTCATACGCCGTCGCGTAGCCAAGTCGGTTCTGGATGTTCGCCATGTACCGGATTCCGGGTTTGAAGTTCGCCGTGAGGCCGTTGATCGTCGCAGGCAGCGGCGACACATCGCCCTCGATCCCGGCCGCCCTTGCGAACTTCTGCAGAATGCTGCCGCCTTCCTCGTTCTCCTGGAAGTGTGGGAAATATCCCTGCAGATAATTGACCGGCTCATAGCCATTCTCAATGCGCACCCGGTTCATATCCTGGAACAGCTTGTCGTAGACCTCATGGAAAATCTTCACGGCTGCCCGCACCTTGCCGAGATCCAGATTCGGGTTTTGCTTCTCGAATTCCTGAATCGCCGCGTTCCACTCGTCAAACGTCATCCCCCCGCGCCTTTCGACACGCGGATGCTGCTTGAGATAGTCCCGGTTGAATTCCGCCTCGCCCAGCCACTGCACCGCATAGCTCTCGGATACCAGATTTCCCTTCCGTACCTGCCGGTCGAGCTTCAGCTCCCGGATTCTGTCCTGCTGCTCGACCAGATAATTCTTGCGCTTGCTCTCGTTTTCGTGTACGGGCCAGAAATACTTGTTGATAAAAGCATTTGCTTTTTCGTCAGAGACCTTGCCCTTCCGCGCGATATCCCGGATGTTCCGCTCCATCGTCTCGCGCTGGTACCGGATCCCCATGTTCTTGTCGGCCCACTTGACGGCCTCGGCTTCCGTCAGCGCCTGCTCGGCAAAGTCCCGCAGCCCCTGCTTGCGCTGCGCGTTCCATGCCTTGAGCTTCAGCGCCAGCATATCATAGTCAGCCTTTGCCTCGTAGACCTTCAGGATCTGCTGCCCGTTTTCCAGCCCTGCCACATAATCCGGGCTTGTCTCCCCGCGCAGCAGCCGGTTCACGATCTTCTGGTCGGCTTCCGTCAGCAGCGTCTTGCTCTGCGCTTTCTCGACCACTCGCCTTGCATCCTTCAGTTGCGCCCACATCTGCTTCGTTTCTTCCGCTGTCTGCGGAATAGCAAGCTTTTCTTTGGCCTTGTTCTGTGCCTCCAGATACCGCTGCGCCACGCGCAGCCCGCTCGTCAGCCGGTCAATAGATTCCGTGAAATTCGCCTGCTGCCACTTCTTGAAGCTCGCCGCCTGCGCCCCGTAGTATTCATCCAGCGTCTTCTGTACCTTCTTGATCCCGCGCGCCACATCATAGATCTGCATCAGCTGATCGCTCGGTGCGGTAATGTCCGCCGGAAACAGCTCCGGCGCCATTTCCCGAAGCTGCTGATACGCCACATCCACCGGCAAACCGTCCTTGCTGATCGTCAGCGTCCCCATTGCCGCCTTCCGGAACAGATTGTAGTCCGCGATATCCTGCCGGTCTGTCTCGGAGATTGAGATCTTCTGATCCTGGATGAACTTCTTGAGGTCGCCGTATTGCTCGATGTACTGCGTGTCTTCTTCAATGCCCGCCTGGTAGGCCGTTTCAAAGAGATCATTCAGCTTCGCCCGGTCGAGCTGCCCGTCCGTAAAGAACGTCCGCAGCGCTTCTTCTGCCATCGGCCGCAGAACCTCCCGCTTCGCCTGCCCCGGCACGCTCAGATTTTCCGCCAGCTCGTTCACCAGCCGGCTTTCCAGCCGCCGCACATACTGCGCCGCCTTCTCCCCCATCAGATCCCGATACCGCCCGTCCTGCGAAGAATACCGGATATCCGGGTTCGTTAGGCTGAAACTTCCGTTGTTTGCAACCGCGGACTTCACCTGCGCAGAATCAAACACAGCCCATGCCTTCACGCCGTTCTCAACCGCCTGAACCCCGTCGTATCCATGCCGTTTCAGCATCTCTACCATCCCCGGCGTATTGATCACCTGCCACATGAGCTCCGGCTTCCCCGCCTGTTCCCATACGGCTTGCAGTTCGCTAGGTCTGATCTGTAGCCGCTTCGCAAGATCCACATAATTCCCGCTGTATCCGCCGTCAGTGTTTCCAACATCCGCCGGATTCTCCACGCGAATATATGCCGGGATAATACGATCGACGTTCCCTGCGTAGATCGATGCCTCCGGCAGAATTCGCTCAACGCTGCGCGTCGCAGTGGAGTATTCTTCCGCGTACTTGATGTTTGCAGTCAGCCAGATCGGTTTCCCGCCTACATCAAACTTTGTAAATTTCGCTCCGGCACCGTGGAACACCAGCAGTGGCTCGCCTGTCGTGTTCGTTGCCTTGCTGTCTGCGAACCAATCCCGGAACGCTGCCGTCTGCGTCTTCTCCCGCTCATCAATCAGTTTCTGCATGAGCCTCGGATTCCGCAGGAAAACGGCGTCCTTAAACACACCGCGCCCGCTCCCATCGTCCAGCATCGCAGATACGGTCTCAAGGTTCTGTTTATCCCGCTCCGACGCCTGTCGCGCACTGGCAGAGAATTTCCTTTTTTCCGTCTCTGCGGTAGTTCCAACACTTACAACATCTGAAAATTTTTCTCCGCGCAGGTTGACACTTTTGCCCTCATAGGATATACTACCTATAGAACCATTCCGCAGAAGGGACATGGGCATTTTGAAGCCCATGCCGCGAAGAAGCGGGATGGTTCTTTTTTCGTCTGCAAACAGAATGAAACTCCGCTTTATGAAGTTTTCCGGTGCCACGTCCTTCGAGTACGCGCTGGATACCTTCTGCATATCGTCAATCAGCAGACCATTTTCTGTTGGCCGCAGATCGAGGACACACATAATGTTCCGTCCGTCCTGCGCCTTTATCGCACCGAACATCACGAGACGGCTGTTTCCGTACTGGCTTCTCGCATTGTTTTTGCTTTTCAGAATCAGAACCGGATCGTCCAGAATCTCCGGGATCCGCTGGATCTCGCGGATCGTCATTTCCGAATGCTCCTTCAGAATGGTGCTGATCTTTTCGCCGTTCATATAAATATCGCTTTCGATTGCCCCCAGCCCTTGCAGCGTCGCGCCGGTCTCACCCAGCACAAAGGACGTGCCCTCCGGCATCCCGGACTTGTACCATGCCGCCACTCTGCTTTTGAAATCCTGTGCAATCGACATCTTCACCGGCGGCGCTCTCGCGCTGCCGGATTTTTTCTGCCACTGGCCGACCTCCATCCTCACGTCCGCGCGCAGCTTGTTCGTGCCGTAGTCCGTGCGGTTCATGCCGGCGTAGGTGTCCGCGACGATCTCCTCGACGTAGGCGTCCGTGTCGTCGCCGTAGATCCCGGCGTATGCGTCCACGTAGCTCTCGATCATCTCCTTTGTGATCTTGCCCTCGCCCAGCAGCCGCTTCTGGATCTTCGCCGCCATCTCCGGCCAGCGCTTGACAAGCAGGTGATATCCCTCGTGCTTCGCCAGCTCGAACGCAGAATACTCCTCGCTGTCCGCCCGGATGAGCACGGAGCCGTCCTCCGTCACGGCAGCGTCCGCATAAAACGTCTGCCCGTCGATCTCCTGCGTCAGCTGCCCGGTGAAGAATTGCGCGTTCTGCACGCCCATCGACCGGAAGAACTTTTCCGCCGCCTGGATATCCTCGCTTCTGGCCTCTTGTCCCTTCGGCATGACGCGCACTTTTTGCGTGTTGTCCTTTCCAAAGCCGAGCGTCGAAAGTTCTACTTCATCCCAAGCTTTTGCGAGATCTCGCGCACCTTGCGATCTCTTTCTTCCGGCGTCAGCTCTTTGCTGCTGCGCTGTGCTTTGGCGAACGCCTCCAGCCTGTTTTTCGGCACGCTGACCAGCCTGCCCGACTTGTCCTTCATCAGTAGTCTCGATACTGCCATTGTTTACCCCTTTCTGCCCTGCGGCAAGGCCCGCTCGATAGGCGGCTGCCGCCACGTCCTGATTCATTCCTTCGGCGTAGCGCATCGCCCGCTGCTCACTCGCGCCGAGTCTGCCCTGCTCATAGACCTGTCCAAAGCTCTGCGCATACTGCTCCGCCGGCATGCCCGTCGTATTCCCGTTCAGGAAATACGCCGCCGTCTGCTCGTCGTAGCCCGCTCTCTGGGCCTGCGTCTGCAGATACTGTTCCTCCTGCTGCCGCGCGGCTTCATCAAGCGCCTGCTCCGCGTCCGCCGTCTGCCGCTGGGCATACTGTACCGGATCCAGCTCTCCCATGTTCTCTGTCCCCGGAATTGGCGCAAATAAGCTGTCCTGGTCGTACTGCCGCTGCGCCGCCTGCTGGGCCTGCTGAACGGCCTGTACAGACTGTTGTGCGCGGCTCTGTTCCTGCTCCTGCTGATATTGCTGTGCAAGCCTCTGGTTTTCCTGTGCCGTCTCCGCAGCGCTCTTGTAGATGTGGAATGTCTTCTCGTCCGACTCGGCCTGCGCCTGCTCCTGCCGGGCCTGTTCCTGCAGCTGCTCGAGCCTGGTCAGCGTCTCCGGCACGCGCGGCTCCTGCCCTTCGTCCACGGCCGCCTGCTGCTCCTTCGCCACCTCACGCAGCGTGTTCTCCACGGCCTTCTGCGTCACTTCGCCGCCATCGTCCACGGTCTGCTGCAGTTCCTCGGCCAGCTGGTGCGCCTTCGTGCCCTCTTCCTGCGCCATGCCATAGTCGATGACGTCCTGCACTTCGCCCGCCTCGATGACCGCTCTGGCCGTCTGCGTGACGTTTGCCTCCAAAACCACGCGGTTCACGCCCGCATACGTCCCGGACATGGCAAGGCCGGACAGGCCGCCCGCGAGGAACGAAAGGCTGTCTTCTTTTGCGAAGTCTCCGACCATCGCCGCCAGCGCCTGCGCCGGCGTCCTGCCCTCTGCGATATAATTTGCGTAGGCCGTCATGACCTCACCCCGGTCATGCTTCGCCACCACGTCATACGCACGGTTTAGCCAGTTGGACGCGATCTCTTCCGCGCCTTCCGACGCGAACGACCGCAGCGCCTTCTCCCAAACGGCCTTGCCGCTCAGCATGTTCTCAATGATATGGCCTACGGAGTATTTTTCCGTGAATCCCTCGATCGCGCCCTCGACGATACCGTCGACCAGCGCGTCCGCGTTGGACTTGCCGTTCTGGATCCCCTCATAGACCGAATCCGCCGCGACCTGCGAGCCCATCACCCAGTTCATCGTCTCCGCGACCGCGTCCTTCGCCCCCGCACCGGCCACGCCGCCAAAGGTTCCCACGAGCCCCGTCGAGACCGCCATGTTGACCGCGCTGTCCAGCGCCGACGTGCCCGCCTGATAGAGGAACTGCCCTGTCGGGTTCATATTCTGCATCACGCTCTGCCGAATGCCGGAGGACAGGCGCGACGCGTTGTACGCCGGGCTGTAGATGTTCGTCGGCATATCCTCGTTCTGATAGCCGCCCGCCCACTTCGGCAATACGCCGCGCAGCGACTCCACATTGCCCAGTGCCTTCCCCGGCGCCAGCGCCGCAGAGAACAGCGTCGCCGCAGCTTTCCCCGCGAAGGATCCGCTTCCCATCTCTTGCGCCGCCTGATCGAGTTTCTGTGCGTTGTCGTAATCGTCCAGCACCTTCTGCCATTCCGCCAGCCGCTTGAGCGTGTCGTCACTGTAGCCTTTTTCGTTGAGCGCCGTCTTCGCGTCGTACTTCGCATACGCCCGCACCTGATATCCGTTCAGTTCCTGCCCGCGGTACTGCCGGAGCAGATTCTGGTCTTCCTTACTCAGGTTCCCGATCGCCTCCTGTGCCCGGGCCAGCACGCTCTGGCTGTCGACCTGCGCCTTGCGCTCCTTCAGCGCGTCGATCTCGTTCTGCAGCTGCGTCACGCTCTTCCCATTTTCCGAAAGCCCGGTCCCGGAGAAATGCGTGTCCGCCTGTTCGATCTCCAGCGCCTCGATCTGCTTGTCCAGCTCCTGCGACGTCCGCCGCATCCCGCGCACCTGATCCCGCTGCGCGGTCTGCGCCGCTTTTGCACGCCGGTTCTGCGCATCCACGTCCTCCCGCACCTGCTGCGTGGCCGGCGCAAACCGGCCGGCCAGCAGTGCGCTCTGCTGGCGCAGAGCTTGCGTTCCGAGATTTCCTTGCGCCCGCATCCGTGCCGCAGCATTTTTCTGTTCCGTCTGCTCGCGGCGCAGTTCCTGTGTTGTAAGCTGCTCTGAGGTATTTGTCGGCGTCTTCTTCGTCCCGCTCAAATACGGCTTCATTTTTATCTGCGCGAGCTCCGCTTCGCGCACGGCATTCTGATATGCCATAAACGCCGCATACTGCTTATGCAGCGGGTCGTCCACGGTTGTCTGCCCGCTCTGCGCGTTCTTCCCGTAGTCCGGGTTCGGCAGGCCGTACTTGCTCGCGATCTGGATCTGCTTCTGGTTCAGCGTGATTCTTCCGCCGCGATAGGCGGAGGGAGCCTGCTGTGTGCTGGCTCCCTGTCCGCTGCGGATGCTCTCTGCAATCCGCTTTTGTTCCTCTGTCAGTGTGATTCGTCCCATGCTGCCCTCCGTTACCGCTGTCGTAGATACGTCGCGCCGTAGTATTCCAGATACGCCTTGAACGTATTGGACTCCAGCGCATTGTAGCCCTTGCTGTTGAGGTAGTTGTCCAGCGTCCGGCTGTCCAGATATACATTCGGGTTCTTTGCCCGGTACGCCTGCGCCGCTTTTGCAAGCGTGTTGTTCTTCTTGTCGCTCAGCTTTGAAGATGAACTGCTTCTCCCACCGCCGCCTCCGCCGCCGGATTTCTTCGCCGCAGCCTGCTCCGCCGCCAGCGCCTGCAGGTAGGCGGCGTTCTCGTTGTTTGCCTTCTGCGCCCAGTAGTCGAGCATCGTCGCCCACTGGCTCTGGTCCAGCGACCGCTCCGAGTTGTACGCGCTCCGCGCATCCGAAAGATCCGAATAATAATCGCTGACCGTATCCCGGTACCGGCCGTAGTCCGTATCTTCCCGGCCCTTCACGAGGCTGTACTGGTTATAAAGATCCGTCCCCTCATCCTGATACCGCTGATATGCCTGCTGCTGCAGCTGCGGCACAATGTCGTTGAGGTTCTGCAGATACGCATTGTACGCCTGCTGGCCCACCTGCTCACCGTATGTTGAGCCATAGCCGCCCGTGAGTGCCGCCGCCTGCCCCATCGTGTCCTGCATGGCCAGCCGCCCGAGCCGCTGGTATTGCTCCCTGTACTGCTGGTACAGAGGATCCGTCCCCATATCATAGCTGAATTTCTTCCGGTTCCGGATCTGGTCATACAGGCTCGTCAGCTCATCGTCCCAGCGCGATTGATACGCGCCCGGCTTGCTGGCCTTGACCTGCTCCAGATACGCCTGCGCCGCTTGTACGCTGCCCGACGGCGTGTACCCGCTCTCCAGCCCGTTCAGCTTGCTTCTCGTGTAGTCCGACACGCCGGACATGGTGTAAGGGCTGTTCCTGGTCTGATAGCTGCCGCCGTAGTTCCTCGTCGTCTGGTTCTTGTTCACCAGCTGCGACTGGTAGCTGCCGTCCGCGTTCACGCCCGTGATGCGGTACGTGCCGCCGCCGGTCACGACCTCGTCGCCGGTCGAAAGCCCAGCCGGGGCCCTGCCGCCCGACTCTACTCGATATACGCTCATAGTCTCACCGCCTTAAAGCTTGAAATGTGTCGCGTACTGCTTCGGCATGTACGCCTGATTGTAGGCATTGAAGTACCCCTGATAGTAGCTGTTGTACTTCGCCGCCTCGTTTGCATACTTCGTCGTCTCTCCGTTGGCGTCGCAGATCTTCATCCCCAGATACCAGCGGTAGATCTCATCATACGGCCACGGGATCAGAAGCTGCGTATCTAAGTCCACGTCCTCCCCATAGCCCGTAAACGGCTCCGGTTCCTTCTCGTGCTCGTGCGTACAGATGATATCCCGATACACAATCCCGTCCAGCTCCGACAGCCACCGGACCTTATCCGGCGTCTCGTACTGGTTCGGCAGTAACCGGTCGACCGTCTCGATCGCTTCCCGAATTTTCATTTTTCCTCCTTACCAAAAGAAGGGGCATTTCTGCCCCTTCCTCTGCTTCATGCCGTCATGGGCATTCACTTGTCAGTTGTCCGCCTGCGCGCGGCGGAAGGCTTCCTCCTCCGCCATCCGCGCGTTCATCAGGACTTCATACACCGGCAGCGGGACCTGCACGTCCTTGCCCTTCGGCACCATGAACGTCCGGCCGTTCACCGCCACAAAGCGGCTCTGCTCCTCGTTCTCCTGCCCGCGTGGCAGGTAGATCGTCTTCATGACGTTCCACACGTCTTCCGGGTTTGCCTGTACAGCCGCCGCGGCGGTCTCTGCGGTCTCTTTCGTTGCCATGCTATGTGCTCCTTTCTCAGTTCGCCTCGTCCGTGCCGGAGTATGCGCTGCAGCTCTCCACGCGGACCATGCGGTCCTCGTACAGCAGCTTCGCCGCCATCTCGGCCTTGTAGCCGACGGTCGAGAACTGGTTCAGCGGGCCGCCGATCTCGTCCTTACCCTTGACGATCATCTCAAGATTGCCGCCCTCCGGGTCGATCATCTTGTATGCGTCCTTGCCGAGGAACAGCGTCGCGTACACGCTGTAGTAGACCGCCGGGTTTCCGTCAGCCGCTGCAGTCTTGACCGGGCAGGTCGAGTTGTTGAAGATCTTCGCTTCCGTCGTCTCGACAAACCGGACGCCGTGCAGCTCGCCGATCTCACCCGAGAACAGCGGCGTGACATCTGCATACTTGTGCGCCTCGACCCATGCGTCCGAGGACCGCAGGTCGTATGCGACCGACGGGTGGATGATGGCGACGTACTTGCCGTCGATCTTCGGAGCCTTCATTTTCTTCAGCGTCGTCACGGCCTTGTTGACCTCGTCCGGCGTCAGCTTCGCCGTCAGGTCGAGGCCTGCGCGGCTGGTGACTGCCGTATGCGCGCCGCCCGCTGCGACCTTGTCGCAGTACTGCACGTTCGAGCCTGCCACGACCGCGTCGCGCACGCGCTTGTCGATGGACGTACCGGCGGAAGCGCCGAGCTCTTCGGTCGCACCCAGGATGACGTTGTCCAGCGCATGCAGCTCGAGCTGGTCGGAGACCGTCACATACAGGCCGATCTGTTTGATCGCGCCGGTCGTGCTGGTCTGGCCCATCTTCTGGCCGGTCGGGATGACGCCTTCGGTCAGCTCCTCCGCGTCCTTCAGCGTGTTCCACTTGCGCCACTCGACGGTCTTGCCGTGGTTGCGCGGCAGTGCCTGACGGCCTGCCAGCTGCGCATGCACGAGGTTCGGCCGTGCGTTCTCGAGCAGCTGCGTGTCGTAGAACGTCTTCATGGTCGGCGCGAGCGTGTCGTTGCCGCTGAATGCGGTCGTCTGGCCGGTGCCTGCGTTTACGTAGTTGCCGGTCGCGTTGACGAGCGTACCGGCGTCAGCAAAAAACTGAAATCCGACTTTGGATTTAAACATAGCTTCTTATCTCCTTTCTCAGGGGATCACTCGTTCCCCTCTTGCCGCGCGGCGGCGCATGTCCTCCACCTCCGCGCGTGACCAGTGTGTTTTCATCGGGACGTTCTCTCCGCCCGCAGCGCCGGAGCCGATCTCCTGCGGCCTTGCGCCCTGCGCCTGGATGGTCCGCATGACGTTCTCCCGCGCCTGGTTCGCCACCAGCTGCGCCTGTGCCTGTGCGATCTCCTGCTGGTGGATGACCTCATAGGCCGTCTTCGGCGGCACGCCCGCGCCCATGAGCCGCGCAAAATCCGGGTTCTGCATCTCGGTCTCAAAGTCCGCGCCGTACCGCGCCGTCACATCCCGGGCAAAGTCTGCCTGGATCCCGGCAAAGGCTTCTCGCATCTGGTACTCCTGCAGCTGCCGCCGCATGGCCGTATTCTCGGCCCTGCCGGCGTACTCCTTTTTGAGGGCGTCCGCCGACATGCCCTTTTCCATGGCCTCCGCGCTATAAAGCCGCTCGTCAGCGGAAAAGCGCTGTGCCAGTGCCGCGAAGTCCGTCTTCCGCGGGTCCGACGTGTCGATCCCATAGAGCGCTCCCAGCTGGTCGATGATCGGCGCCATCGCCTCGGCCTGCCCCTTGTACTGGTTCAGCCCGCGCACGCGCTGCTTTACGACCTTCTGCACCGCAGAATCAAAGTCCTGCTTGTAGCGGCCCCGGATCAGACTGTCAAACGTTTCTTCCTGTGTACCCTGTCCCTGAGCGTCGGGGACGTTGACCGGCTGCTGCTGCACCTGCGCCTGTGCGGCTGCCTCCTGCCCGCTCTGCTGACCGGCGACGTCAGCTGCGTTCGTCTGAACGCTTACGCCCGTGAATTCGCCTTCCATGCTATAAATTCCTTTCTGGCGTTTATTCTAAAATCATCGTAGCACAAACTTTTCCCAACTTCACCCCACGCCAGCCAGAAATAATCCCGCCGGAATGGGCCGCCGCAAGCGGCGGCTCTTATTCTCTGAGATCATTTCTTCCTTTCCGACGTGCAAGCCGAGCTTGTGCGTCGGTTCTTATCCCGGCTGCGTGCTTTCTTCCGACTTTTTGCGCGCATTCTCCACGATCTTCGGCTCCTGCGTCTCGCCGGTGTTGATCTCCGGCTTCTCCGCTGCCGCGGCGCTCGCCTGCGGGACTGCCTGTCCGCCCTCCTGTAGGATCTGCTGCGCCAGCCCCTCACCCATGACCGGATCGTACCGGTCTGCCAACGCCAGCGCCAGCTGCTGCCACTCGACCAGCCGCTGCTGCAGGTCCGCGTTCTCCTGGACCTTCTGGATGATTGAGTCCTTCCCGTCAAAGTCCATCATGTCGAGCGTTGCAAGCGTCTGGTCCACCATCTGTGGGTTGAAGAACCCCAGCTGGAAGAACTGCAGTGCCAGCTCGTTCTGCGCCATGGACGTGTACTCGCTTGCCTTCTGCGCCGAGACCTCAATGTCGAAGACCGGTTTCCGCAGCCCATCCGGCTGCCCGTTCGCGCCGTAGAGCGTCTGCGGCTGCAATCCCTGATTGCTGTACTGTACGAACTGCTCTGCCCCGCGCTGCCCGATGATCCGGAACTGCCGCGGCAGATCGTAGAACTGCCGGATCCGCTCAATGACCATCCGGATCATCCGCGCGTAGGCCCGGTAAGCCGACTTTGTGGAGTCCTTGCTGCTCCGGCCGGACGCTTCCTGCAGCGCTGCAATGGCCGAGGCCGCCGTCACGCCGGAGCTCGTCGCGCCGTTGTTGACGTCCGTGTTTCCCGTTGTCCACTTGAGCTCCTCGATCTTGTTCTGCAGAATGGCGATATAATTGCTGTTGAGCATGTTGACCTGGATCGGCTGCAGGCTGTCCTGCCCCAGATTCCCATCCACATGCACGAACGGCTTCGTCCAGTCCGCGAATTCCTGCTCATTGACCGACCCGTCCGACCGCTTGAACCACCGGGGCGTCGTCGTCATGATCGCGTTCTTCACGATCGCCTGGTTCATCCGGTCGATCTGCTCCTGCGTCGACTTGCCGATGTCGATATACCCATACCCGGCAATGCTGCCCTCCACCGGGAACAGCGCGTCGACCACGAACGGGTATTCCCCGTCGTCATACAGGCCCGTCTCCGCCATTGGCTTTCCGACCGGCTGCTGCACGATGCTTCCGTCCGGCATGGTCATCGTGTCATACCGCTGCTCTGTGTCGTTCTCCGTCGCCTGCAGGATGGTGTCGCCCACCAGCTTCGCGAAGTGCAGCACCTGCCGTCCGTTCTGATATTTCTTGTAATACCAGTCTACCACCATCGACTTGTTGTCAAAATTGATGACGTCGTCCGTGTTGTACTTCTGCTGGATCTGCTGCTTAGAGTTGAGTTTTCCCCGCAGCTCCGGGTACTTCTCGACCAGCAGATCGTTGTCCACCATCTCCGTCAGGAAGATGTTCTTCGACTTCTGCAGATCCCGCACGCCCGGCTCCCAGAAGAAAGACAGAATATCCACCGGCTGCACCGAGATATCCCCGAGGCCGTTCAGCTTCGAAGAATCCCACTTCACGTGCCAGATGAGCGTGCCCTGCTTGAGCTTCGTCCACTGGCTGTCCGAATAGACCTCTTCGAAGTCGTTTTGTTCCAGAATGACCGGCAGCACCGAGGAAAGCTTCGCTGCCTCCTCCCGGTCGTCCGGTTCCCGCGGGCGGATGGCCGGGGCCGGATAGGCCGCGATCGCGTCCGCATGCTTGCCCATGATGACGTTGAAGAGCCACGCCGACGTCCACTTGTCATCCTCCGGGTTCCCTTTTTGGATCCGCTGCCAGCTGCGCATGCGCCACCAGTCCTCCGACGCAATGACCCGCGCCTCCAGCGCACTCTTGCCCTGCCGGTATTTCTGCAGCGTGTCCATGGCCTTTCTGGCCTGCTCTTCGCCGATGGCCTTTCGCGCCGTCAGCCCGCTCGCCGTGTCATTCTGCATGGTCGTCTGCATCTGCTCTGTCTGCATTGTCCGCTTCCTCCTTCCGCAGGTCTTCCGCCGTGAGTCTCGCCACCTCGTTCTGGATCCCGTCCAGCACAAAGCCCACGATGACCGGCGGCAGCCCCGCCTCGTTGATGGCCTCGATCAGCCGCCCCCGCAGCTGCACCACTGCTTTTGTGATATTCATAGCTCCTCCTATCCGTTATAACTGCTGATTGCCCGGTTGAGCGCTTCCTTGAGCGCAGAATAGCTGTTTGCAAAGTACGTCGCTTCCAGCTTCGTCCCTGCCGATACCGTGCTGACGCTTCCCGCGCCTGCCAGATTCCCGATGGCGTTTGCCGCCTCGTTGTAGATGGCCGCCGTGATCGTCTGCCCGGCGTAGGCCGTCGTGAAGGAAATGCTCCCGTAGCCTCTGGCGGCCCGGACCTCGTTGATCTTCGCCGTCAGCCGGTTCCAGCTCGCCGCCGTCAGGTATGTCACGGCCTTCCCCGCCGCGATATACGCCGCATCGTCGCTCGTCCACGCGAAGGCCGCGATCTGTGCCTTCGTCTCGCCGGATACGGTGTTGGACGTCTTCGAGTCCGTCCCGGCCTTGTTGACGATCCAGAAATAATACGTCGTGCCCGGTTCCAGCCCCGAGACCGTCACCGGTGAGCTTCCGATCGACTGCGATCCGATCGCCGTATAGCTCGTCTTTCCCCAGTAGAGCGTCCAGCTTCCGTACCCGCCGCCGTTTTTGTCCCACGTGATCGTCGCCGTGTTCTTCGTCAGCGTGACCCCGCTGATAACCGGCGCGACTGCCGTGATCTTCGTCTTGTAGTACACGCGCACGGCCTGCCCGCTCGTAATGGGGATCGTCTCCGTCGCCGCGTGATTTGTCGCATACCCTTCCGACGCGAGCCTGAAATACTGGAATTCATACTCCTGCGAATACGTCTGGTACTGCGTGCCGGACATGGACAGGAAGAACGAATTGCCGATCGTGCCGGAGACGGACCCGTCTGACAGCGTGTGCTGCCCGTCCAGGTAGTTGTAGATTGGAATCGTCGTGGTCTTGCTCTGGTAGTAGACCTTGACGGTCTGCCCCTCCTGGATTGGGATTGGATAGCTCGCGTCGTGCTCCGTGCTGTAATTCTGCGACGAGAGCCGGAAGTACAGGAAATGATACTGCTGCGAGTACGTCTGATACTGTGTGCCCGCGGCCGAAATGTAAAACGTATCTCCGATATCGCCTTTGAAGGACCCGCTCGCCAGCTGCGTCAGGTTATCCAGGAAGTTTAGAATGCTGACCGTCGCCTGAGAGGTCGACTGTGCCAGCGTCCGCACGCTGATGGAGTTTGTCTCGGCGACAAGCGCCCCCGTGCTGCTGTTGTAGATCCGCACGCGGCAGATATACAGCGTGTCCGGTGTCAGACCAGTAATGACCCGGTGGGTCGTCGTCGTGCCCGCAGTCGAGTCCGTCACGGTCGCCATGACCTGTCCGGCCAGGATATATTCATATTTTCGCTTGTATGTCGTCGTGGACGACATGCCGGATACCGTCAGCGTGATACTTGTCGGCGTACCCGACGCGCCAGATAGCGTTGCCACTCAGACCACCTGCCTATCCGAACACCGGCGTAATGCCGCTTACGCCGCCGGAGGCGGTAAACCGGATGCTTCCGTCCGATTTTATCTGCATGCTGGCCGTCCCCGCCGCGTTCTGCAGATACACATCGCCGCTTGTCGAGCGCACGCGCACCGCCGGGCCGGACAGGTCGACCGCATAGGCCGCCGAGCTGGAGGACGTAAACTGCAGACTGCCCTCCGCGCCGCCGATCGTGCCGTTCGAGAAGTTTGTGCCCGCGATCTCAAGACCGTTGTTGATGATGTTGATCTCATCCATGATCTGCTTGAGCTTCGTCTGGATGCTCGTACCGTCGAGCTTCAGATCCGTTGCGTTGATCGTTCCGCCGATCTCCGCCCCCGTGCACGTCAGCTTGCCGTTCGCGTCGACCTTGAATTTGTCCTTGATGGAAAGCCCGCTCGTGCCGAAGTACATGCTCGCGCTGCCCCCAAATTCGTTGGCCGTGCGGTAAATGCTGCTTTCCGAGATCGTCCACGGCCCGAAGGTCGAGTCGGCTGCCGCCGTGATCTTCCCCGACAGCACCGCCCCCGCCGCCTCCAGCGTCCCGGACGGAAAATGCAGCTTCTTGTCGCTTAAATACGCGACCTCCTGCCCGTCCTGCCAGAAGCTCACCCGGTCCGGCGTCACCGTCACCAGCTCGTTCTTCGTCCGGTCGATGACGTTCTCGCCGCCGTCCGTCACCGTCGTCTCGATGTTCCCCACGCCCACGCCGTAGACCGGCACAGCGTCCTTGTAGTACAGCAGCCCCGTCTTGATGTACTGCTGCGAGTTCACCGAGAACTGGTTGTTGACGCCCGCCGTGTAGTCATACAGCTGCTTGATGCCGACGGAGTTTCCCTCGATCGTCAGCTGTGTCTTCTCGAGATACTTGCCGAAGTCCGAGATGGCCACATAGCTGCCGGACAGCTTCGTCGACCACGTCTCCGAATTTTCCGCGGCGAAGTCCGCCGTCTTGATGATGAGCGCTTTCAGCGCTCCATAGCCGGAGAGCGTCGTTTTTTTCTCCGCCTCGGAGAGGCTGTCCGCGTCGATGGCCTGCGAGATCTCCGTCAGCGTCGCCTTCGCCGACCAGTCGGCGAGGTTCAGCTGCTCCGTCACGCTGCACAGATACCGCCGCATGCTCTCCAGCTGCTCCTGCGTCGTCTTCCCCGCGATCGACGGGTATGCAAGTGTCAAAGATCCCATTACGCATCACTCCCCGCTTCCAGCACCCGTGCCAGACTGAACAGCTTCATCTCGCCCTTTCCCGTCAGCCGGAACTTCAGATGGTCACACCGCGCCGGGCGGATGGGCAGCAGGAAGGTCCTGAGGCCTCGCCCCTCGATATGCCCGCAGTGCCGCCAGACTCCGTCGGAGTCGTACTGCACCCAGAAGTCGACCGAGGAACCCTTCGGCAGCTGCATCCGCAGGTTGATGCGCGAGACGTATTTCTTCCCGACGAGTCCATACGTCATGATCCCCGTCTCCGCCATCCAGCCTACCGGGGCTTCCAGCGTCCCAACGCTGCCGTACACAGTCCTGAGCGTTCCATCCTCAAGGAAATACAGCTCATCGTCCACCCGGGCAAAGTCCGCCGCGTGGGTATCGTCCTCCCTGTGCCATAACCCCTTGCGCGTGTCGTAGACGAACAGCGACCAGTTATGGCCTTCATCCTCCATGCTGATGAAATACTTTCCTCTGGCGCCGCCCGCGACGGCGTTGTAGTAAAGCGTCGTGCCGAAGCAGCTGCCGATCTCGCTTGGCAGACTCCCGTCGTACACGCAAACGCCCATGCGCGACTTGTAATACAGCCGGTCATCCACCACGACCAGGCTCTTGCTTGACCCATTCTGCACACCCGCGCATTTCTGCACGACCACCTGATGCGCTCCCGTCACCGACGGATACACCCGGTGGAAGCAGTCCTCCTTGAAGAAGATCGGGCTGTCCGCCAGCGTCGCCGCGCCGGTCCACTTCCCGTCCGTGCCGCAGCTCGCGCGCCATGAATCCGTCGACACACCCTGGTAGCACTCCCAGTTCTTAAAATCGCCCAGCTTGCAGCAGTAGATCTCATTGACGGTCTCGCCGTCCGCCACGCCGTACTTGCAGCCCCACAGCCGGTTCCCGCTCTCGGTGATGAAGTCCATGCTTGGGACCTTCCGCGCCGTCTTCACGGTCCCGCTCGTCACCTTCGTCGTCTCATCGACGAGGCCGACGATCACGATATAGCTCTCGCCCACGTCGTACAGGATCTGGCTGCCGTTGAGCTTCTCGACCTGCTCGTTTCCGCTGAGGCCCGAAAGCTGAATGCCGTCATACTGCTTGAAACCTCGACCGATGCCATTGGCAGAAAGCTTCAGATACACCGTCGGCACGGATACCCACTGGCTCGTCGCCTCCGCCCACTGCTTGAGCGTGTGGAGCTTGCCGGACGTGTCGAGCCAGTACTGCCCGTTCGACGGGCTCTCCGGCTGGCTGGCCTGCGTGTAGCTGACCGTCAGCGCCGTCCCGTCGACGAGGCAAAGAGAAATTTCCACGTTCGTGCTCGATGCGTCGACCACATTCTCCTGCCCCATGTACCCGTTGTCCGAGTACTTCTCGGTGTTGAAGTAGATCCCGTCCGGGAAGATGCACAGATACGCGCCCATGGAAATGAGCTGCTTTTCCCCCGCCGAGATCGACACGGACGGCATATACGCCTCCATCGAAGCGCCGTTGATATAAAGCACCTGGTTCTGCACCCAGCACAGCGCATCCTTCGCCAGAATGCCCTGCACGCCCTCGATCGCCTGCGCCGTCCCTCGTCTTGGCCGCGGTACGAGCAGCGGATACGCATCCGCCGACAGATTCTCCATGTCGTAAAACTCCCCGTCCGCCAGCTCGAGGTTGTGGTTGTATCCGAGAAAGACTTCCGTCATCATGGTCTGCTTCTCAGTCTCCGTCAGTTGTGGTGCCAGCATGGCCTTACCTCCGTTTCATCATGTCCAGCGGATCAAAAAGGATCCGCTGCTCTTTCACCGCGCGGATCGGCTTGATCGGCCGCGACATGCAGAAATATCTCCATTCGTCCGCGACGTGGTCTTCCATCGTCGTATCCAGATCCTCTACCTTGTGCTCGTCGTAGATGAGCAGCGGGATCGTCCGGATGAACGCCCTGCAGGTGTTGAAGACATACATCCGCGGATATCCGTCCTCGTCAAACTGCAGCCGGTAGTGGCACTGCATCCACCCCGCGATCCGCTCGTTGTCGCCCTTCGTGAAATATACGCCGTACCGCGCTGCGGTATCTGCGATCGACTCGCCGCGTGACGCGTCCCAGATCGCCGGATCTGCCACGCCGAGGATGTTCTTCTCCTTCAGCCAAGGGTGCTGTGTCTCTGTTTTGTAGATCTCCGAGAACTGTTGATCCGGCGTCCACTTGACGCCCTCGTTCGGTGTCTGCGTGCAGCCGTACAGCTCCATGATCCGGTAGATCGTCCCGTCATAGTCAACTGCCCACCATGCGCAGGAGAACGGCTTCCCGTAGCCGAAGTCATAGCTCCGGCAGATCGTCCATCCGTCCGGAATCTCAAACGGCTCGATGACATGCGTCCAGCGCCGGTCCGTGTAATGCTTTGGGTCGTCCACGAACTCTTCAAAAAACTGCCCTTCGTATGCGTCCCACCGGCCCTCGAGCCATGCGGCGCGGCGCGCCGGCGGCAGCTTCTCCAGTTCCCGTAGGTACTTCGGCTGCGCCTTCATAAGCGCCTTGTTGTCCTGTACCTTCGCCTGAATGAAAAAGTAATCATCCGGGTCCTCATCGTCGTTGAAGTTCCGGTCGACAAACACCCGCTTGAAATACGCATGCCCCGGGCCGCCGGGGTTCAGCGTATAATACGTCCGCTTTGGAAATCCGTTCGTTCCTCGCACGCAAGCATTGATCGCATCGATCCACGATTTCTGCATCTGCCCGGCCTCGTCCAGGAATACCACGTCGTATTCTGCGCCCTGGTATTGTCCGACGTCGCTTTCCTTTGCACAGTAGCCGAAGGAGATCTTCGAACCGTTCGGGAATGTGAATTCCTTGTCCGTCTTGTTGTACTTCGCAATCCCATGCAGCATCCCCTGCAGCGGCGCAATGTGGTTGTTCTGCAGCTCCTTGTATGTCCTTCTGACGATCAGCACCTTGATACCGGGATACTTGCTGGCAAGCAAAATCGCCTTCACGCGCACAGCCCAGCTCTTCCCACCGCCGCGGGCGCCGCCGTAGGCGATATGCCTGTGCTTGTCTTTCAGGAAAAGCACCTGCTTCGGCTGCGCAGTTCCAAGATCCAACGTCTTCATTCGCTGGACTCCTCCGCGTCATTTTCCAGCAGGATCCGCGTTCCGCCGGTCTCCTGCTTTTCGTCCCCGGCGTCTCTTCGATACCGGAACCCATACTCCAGCGCGAACTGTGCCCCCCGCTGAGAGTCCCGGTCGAACAGTCTTTCGGCCGTATATTGTTCCACGCGCGTCTGCGCGCGCGAAATCGTGTCCATAAATTCTTTCCTGGCCTTGTAGTTGTACAGACTTTGCCTGCTGGAAAAGCCCAGCGCCAGCGCAAGCCCCGGGATCGTCGGCGGCTTCCGCCCCACCCAGACCGGAGTCCCGTCTTTCTGGTTGAAAACGATGCGCCCGTCCTCATCCCGCAGGATCTCTCCCTTGCAGCTCTCAAAATACGCCTCGATCAGCCCTTCGATCTGCTCCACGGATTCATACTTCGGTTTCCTCGCCATGGCTCACGCCTCCCTTCTGCTTTTCAGCATAGCGTATCCGGAAAATCTTTTCACCCCACGCACGCAGAATGAGCGCATACGGCGTTCCGCATGCGCTTCGGCTCTCATTCTGTTCTTTCGTAGTATCGGAGCTTCGCCGCCGCGATGCTGCACCGCACGTAGTCAAAGCTGGCGCAGTATCGCGTGATGTAGTCTGACGTCTCCCGCCGCTCAGGAAATGCGAGCACGCATTCTCCCTCGCAGCGTATCGTCTTTTTCCCGGCTGCCTGCCAGAATGGGCAGATATACTCCCTGTGCCAGTAGTCGCTCGTCTCTATCACCCTTTCGTTCTGAAACTCAACACATTTACAAGGCTTAAAGAAGGCGGCTCCCGTTCCGCTTATGTGTCTCGTTTTTGGGGTCCCATACATATTTGAAATATAGGAATCCATACTGCGTGGCTCTGGACTCGACGAGGATGTATCCGCGCGGGGCGACCGGCGGGCGCGTCGGGCTGTAGTCCCGGATCGCCTCGGTCGCGGGCTCCGGCTCCGGCCGGACGCAGCTGCGGCTGGCCTTGTACCGGTGGCCGCCGAACTCCTTGCGCCAGTGGCCGTGCAGGTAGTTGGCCAGCGCCGTGTAGTCCTGCCCGTGGTCGACCTTGTTTCCGTTTTCATCTAAGTAATAGTTGTGCTTCCGCAGCGGCTTGCAGTCGATGACGCTGCCGAGGCCCCAGAGCTGGCCCAGCGCATCGGCAGGAATTCCGTCCGTGATCAGGTGCAGGTGGAAGCGATTGGTCGATTTGCCCCGGCCGTAGACGATGACGATCTTTGCCTCCGGATACCGGTAGACCATGCGGCGGTAGAAATTATCCCGGATCCGGCGCATCTCCTGCGCGGTATGTACCTCATGTTCGGGGTCGAGCGTGAGTGTGGAGTAATAGCTCGACGGGGAGAAGTTGGCGTTGACCAGCGCCACGAACTTTGCAGCCGAGATCCTGGTGTTGAATTCCTCGCGTTCTTCCTGCGACTGGAACCGCGGCTTCTTCGGTCGGCTGGTCTTCGGATCTGTGCTGCCCGCCACCGTGTACACGATCTGCTCGCAGACCCTCCCGGAAAACTTCCGGCGCTTGTGTCTCTTCACCATAGTCTCAGCTCCTCCCATCTCTGCCCGCTCAAAGCGTGGCCGGAAATTCCGGCCATGCGTTCAACGATCATCCGGACATGTCGTGGCGCCGCGGGTACCATTTACTGCCGTCTGCAACAAGAACCCGAGCAACATCCACACTTTGTCTTTCACTTTGCCCATGCAGATAGCTTCGCCCATCATCTCGTCGTAGTTCTCGGCGCTCACGCAGCTCGAACTTTCAACGATTTCAAAGCCATTTCTAAGAACAGCCCTTACGATGGTCGTTTTTCCTCCGAGCTTTTTCACCTCATGGAATGCGATGAAATCATCAACCATCCTCTGGCTGATGCTCGGTTTCTCTGTTTTCAAGCATCCGTTCGCCAAAAGCGGCATGTACGCCTTTTCAAACACATCTGCTGGGCTAAAGCTCTCATACCCGTCCTCATACCGCACTCGGTATCCATTTTCTGTTTTCTCCGCCTCTACCATTTTTGTTCCGATGTACTTTTGCATTTTTGTTCTCCTTTCTGTGCCCATAGGCTTCGGGCTATCTGCCCGCTCAAAGCGTGGCCGGAAATTCCGGCCATGCGTTCAGCGGTCAGTTTCCTCGCGTATTTTCATTTCTGCGTATTCTGTTGGCGTTATCGGCGGAAAGCCAAACGCTGCCCTAATCTCGTTCGGGGTGTTCTTGCGCCAGACCTCCTCTTCTTGTTTGATGCTTTTCCATGCTGCGGCGTCCAGTGTCTCGAGCACTACTTCTGCCTGACGTTTCAGGCTCCGCAGTTTGAAAAACACCAGCACGCCCAGCGCAATCCACTCCAGCGCAGCAGCAAGCTCCAAAATCTCAATGATCATTTTCTTCTCCTTCCACTCCTTCCAATTCTCCTTCGCAGTATGTACAGCGGCTCGGCAGGCTCTTTTTCAAACCGCCCTTTTTCCAGAGTTCGAAGCACGGTTTCTCCGGTCTGCCGCAGTATGGGCATCGGTAGACACGGAAGATATCATCCCAGCGCCAGACCATGCGGACTGCGTTTTTCTGTTTCAAGCCCCATCACCTCCCTCATTGCTTCAACCAGCCTCTTTTCAAGTTTGTCCTGGTCGATCTTCCCTTCCATCGTTGCGCCCTCCTGCTCTACCCACACGCCGTCCGTGCGCTTCGTAAATCCTGCTGGTGCAAAATTTCTGGCGTGTTCCAGTTCCGGCGTATGCCTGCACGTTGGATAGATGCATTTCTCGCAAGCCTTTCTGTCGCAAAGGAACAGGATATTCCGCTCCTTCGCCCGCGATACGCCGCTCGGCAGAAGAACGACTGGCTGCCCGATCTCCGCCGCAATCTGCGCCTGAAGCTTTTTCCGATCGCCGTCACGCAGTCCGACTGTGCATTCCAGCAAAATCATTTTCTTTTTTCCTCCACGTCTTCCGGCGGACGGCTGAACGAGAATTCCTTTCGGTTCCCAACAAACTTGGGCTCCGTCCACCTAATCCCAGCGATTTTCATGCCGCATTGCGGGCATTTTTGTGGTCTGACGATTCGTTCTTCGAGCCCAAAGTCAAGGGTGTCTTCTGCGCCAAATGGAAAGATGTGCCGTCTTGCATCGTCGCTCACGCTGAATTCGTCGAAGATATAGTTGCATACCGGGCAAACGGGGCACGAGTCCAAGACTCCCTCGCTCTTGCTTCCTCGTTTTTTGATTTTTTCTTCTGTTTTTCTCTGATTTTCTTCCGCCGCGTCGTTTTCCCGGATCTTCTGGTAGTATTCCAGCAGCTTCTCCTCGGCATTTTTGAGCAGCACTGTATAGCAGTCCGGCACATCCTCCGGGAACCAGCCTGCGATGGGGCCGCCGCTCAACAGGCACTTGTCGCATTCGTCCGCCCTGCACGCCTCTATCGCCTGCACGATCTCCCCAAAACTCATATCCTTTTTGCCGAGCAGCTCCCCTTCCCGGCCTTTTTCTTTTCTGCTCATCCCTGTTCCGCCTCCAGTTCCTTGCGCTCTTGCATAAACCCGTGCAGAAACAGCTCCAGCAGCGCAGATGCGCCGTTTACCATCTTCGTCAGATCCCGCTTTCTGATCGCGAGCTTGCCGGTGGTGATCACCTGCAGGTCCGGCCTGCCGATGATCTGGATCACCGGATTTGGTTCAACGGTCTGCGTGCCGTCTGGCTCCTGCCTGTAAAGCGGCGGCGTGGACTGCTCCATGATGATGCGCGGCGGGTATGCCTCGCCCCGGAAACTGACGTCCCAGTGCAGATCGTCATAGTCCTTTACAAACTTATCCAGTTCGACCGAAAACATATCCATGATCCCTGCCATTTTGATACTCCCTTCAAATTGTGATGATCTCCCGCCTCGACTGGCGGGTGAATTTGCGTTCCGGGCAGAAGCGGCATTCGGTGCAGCTCCAGGCGCCGCGGTAGTTGTTGCGCGTCGGGCAGAGTGGGTTGTAGCAGATCCCGGAGCCTGCCCGCTGCGGGCCGCGGCCGAATTTTTTCTTCTTCGGTTCTGCTTTTGGCTTTTTGGCTGGATCCCTCTTGGTGGCGAGCGTGGCCGCGCGTTCTTTCCGGAAGCAGCCGCAGCTCTTTGCATGCCCGTTCCGGAGGTATTTTCCGTCCTTGGTGCAGATGGTCCCGCATTTACACCGGCAGATCCAGTGTGCCGTGTCTCCTTTTTTGCTGGTATCCCGCCCGATGACGTGCAAATATCCAAAATCCGTGCCCATCAGATCGACTACGTGTGACATTTCCATTCTCCTTTCGTCAGGGGCCGGTCTCCCGGCCCCTATGCAGGGCGGACTTGCACCGCCTGCGCCTGCGCGTCCCCCTGTTGCCGCAGGCGAGCTGCCCTTGTCTGCTCAGGCAGCTTTCCATAAGGAGGTAACACGATGCCGCCGGGCGATCCCGACACCCGGCGTGGGGTAACGTTGACGGTTCCCATCCGCGCGCACGTTCCACACGCGCTTTTTATCCCCGGCCCGCGGGCTTGAGGTTTCGCGGGCCGGGTGCAAAGCCGGGGTGATCCTCCCGCAGCCGTCTCATGGCGGAGCGGCTGCGGCATAAGTCCGAAAAAATATGGTCCCCGGCTGATTGCTGACATCAATCCTCGGGCTGGCTGATATCCTTGTGTCGCAGCCCGTCGGCGTTCTCGGTCAGCGGCAGCGCCTGCCGCCGCGCGTGCTCATCCGGGTTCCAGCCGCACCGCACGCAAAGATCCGGCGCGAGCTTTGCATACGGACAGGCATTGCCCTGCTTCGGCAGCCCGCATGCCTCGCGCGGGCTGCTCTCGTTTTTTTCTTCCGGCATGTTTAAATCTCCTGTATGTCGATCCCAAATTTTGACCGCATGAATTTGCGGTTGCGCAGATACTCCTTTGTCCGCGTCGGCTTGGACTTCACATCTTCGACGACGAGCTTGCCGCCGAATTTGTACGAAAAGTCCGCCGTGTACCGGATCGCGCGGATCCGCTCCCCGGTCTCTGTCACATAAGATTCCTGCAGCGTGAATTGCGGCTGCAGCCGCAGGTCGGAGATGATCCCGGCCCGAAGCATGACCATCAGCTCGTCATAGCGCCGGGCTTCCTTCCGGCTGGCGAAGCGCAGCTCGCCGCGCGTATCCTTCCGGCTGCCGTACTTCGTCTTCCCATGGCTCCCCTTGTGAAGGGAAGCTGGCGCCGCAGCGCCTGAGAGGTCAATCTGCTGCCGTGCATAAAGCTCCCGCATCCTCGGCGGCATGTCCGCCATGGATTCAAACCGCAGGCCGCTCATTCTGTAACTCCGTTTGTTCGCAGTTTTCCGTCTGTGCATCCAAAATCTGCGTGATGATACTCTCCAACTGTTCTGCAGCACGCATATCCCTCGCACCACGCTGCATACTTACTGTGCCTGCAGTCCTTGCACCGCACCACCTCCGCAACGTCGGCGGCGGGCTGACGCAGCAGAAGCGTTTTTACCCGCGGAGGTGTCCAGTGCGGATTTTCCGCGTTGCAGGCTTCAAAATCTGCCAGCGCCGCTTCGCGGCTGATGTAATCAGTCATCATTTACCCTCCTGTTCCATGCCTCAACGGCTTGTTCTTCCGTGCCGTAAATATACACACCACCCAAAATCCCGCCATCGCACTCATAGCTCGCAATCGGGCATCCCGGGTTGTCCTCGTGAGCATGGTGAAGCATAAAGCCAAGCCCACTATAGGGATGAATGCTAACTTTACCGCCACAAAACGGGCACGGTTTCAGTTCAGCCATCCTTCTTGCCCTCCAATTTGCCTTTGTGTTTCTTCACGAGCTCCTTCGCTAAGTTCAAGCCGACTAACGTCGGCGGCTGGCACTTTTTCAAGTAGTTTTACTGCAACGAGTACGGCGCAATTCCCGCACAGCCCAATGTCCGAGCACGTTCTGCATTGCTCCAATTTTATGTATTTCAGTGCCGCTTCGCGGCTGATGTATTCGTCAGGCATGGTCAACCTCCAATTTGCCTTTGTGTTTCTTCACGAGCTCCTTCGCTAAGTTCAAGCCGACTGCAGTATAGTCAAATTCGGAGTCCCCGATAGCCGGTTCAACGCATCCTTCCGTCCCGCCATATGTGCCATAATGCTGTTCGAAGTCACTTCCGTCCGGGAAACGCACTGCATAGCCGTCGTACAGGTGCTCTATCGTGCATTTGATTCCAAGCTCGACGCAAAAATGGTACAATGCGCGTATTTCAGTGTATTTTGCTGGAAAATCTAACGTTCTTTCCTCAGGCGGCAGCACCACCACGCGCCCGTCCTTGTCGGCCTCGGCAAGCTCGCTGAGGCGGTCAAACCCGCCGCACAACTCGGCAATGTCCTCGTAGGCTTTCAGCCGTCCGTACAGATCGCGGGCCATCTTGCGGAAAATATCCTTGCCAAAGCCGTTGCTCGTTGGGCCGTTGATTAGCACGTTGAGCGTGCTGTCCCGGCTCTGCTTCCAGTCGATTTCCTTGCCGCCGATCGCGGCGTGCAGAAATCGGTCGGTGCCCGGGTCTACGTTTATATTAGGACTTGTCAGTCGTTCCATGTTTCAGCCCTCTTTCCGATGTATTCACAGTACGCACGTTCAAGCCTCGCGCCTGCGCTTTCCGCTGCGTCCGGCAGGAAAACAACCGCGTCCGCCACGTCGATCATTGCAAAACAGATCCGCATATAGTCTGCTGGGGCCATGCCCTCCGGCAGCTCGGCAGGATTGAGCACAGTGTTCCCCTGCCAGCCCAGCTGTATTTCTGCCGCTGCAAATTTATCCCGATACCCCGGATCTCCGGTGATTTTACCGGCTATGTAAACCTTCACGGCAATTCCTCCACATACCGCCAGCTCTGCGGCGGGCGGGTGATCAAACTTAGCTCAAAGCCGTCTTTTGTTGTCCGCAGGCCAGTAAACTCGCCCAGCTCGCGCGGGGTATCGTAAATTTTAAGATCATCGATCTGCATGCCGTATCCGTGCTCCGTGCCCAGATACTTGTATATGTCCTCGCGGGTGAGGCAGGCATCCACCGTCGCCCATTTGGGGATCATGCAAAGCGGGTAGACCGTGCCGATCTTATTGCAAGTAAATTCCGCAACGACTTTCCCGTTGGCGTCCTCATATCCAAACGCCTCCGCCTGTTCGCGCTCATAGGCCGATTCCGCCGTAATAGCCGGCGTCCCTGCGTTGGCTTTCACCATGAGCGCCCCCTTTCCGCCTGTGGTACAGTAGATATAGCACTTAAACGGCACACCGCACTTCGGCGCGGTCTTGCGGATTTCGACCGTTTTACTCCCGTTCAGGATCTTCCGAGCCCACTCAGGGCGGACGCTGATCAAAACAGCTTTACTCATGCCTTGCCTCCTTCCTACTCCATGATCCCGAGTTTTTCTATCGTTTCCACGTAGCAGCTTTGGCAAATATAGCAAAGCGTTCTTGCAGGGCTATACGGCTTTCTAACCAGAACGCAGATGCTATTCTTTTTGAGCCGCTCACGCCCGCATTTTGCGCATTTACAAATGAACCTTTCGTCTGCTCTCACGCAGTCGCAATCTGCATCATAGATTCCCATTCGTTTTAACCCTCCGGCGCTTCCGGCAGCGGCATCCAGTGGGTGACTATACTGCTGCAATCGCCCTCTGCACAGCACCGCAGCGCCTGCACGATTTCCTGCCCTGTCATGGTTTTTCCTCCCTCCCCGGCGTCAGCTTGGCCAGCATGATCTGCCCCAGATCCGCCATGTAGACCAGCCGCCCGCGGCTGTACACCATCAGCTTGTCGCCCTGGATCTCCATCCGGTCGGCCTCGATGTTCGTGATATCCTGGCAGGCGTCACACACGAACCTCATACTAGCGCCCCCGGCCGTGTGTCCGGCGTGTAGTGGAGCTTGGTTGCGCGGGCGTTCTGATGGTACTCCGGGCGGGTGAATTTATAGCCCCAGTGCTTGGCTGCGGTGAAAAGGGCCGCATAGCCGTCCTCGGCGCGGACGGTCACTTTCTGGTCTCCATATGTAACGGAAAAGTGGTTCTGGCCGGTGTATCCGGCCTGCGCGATCACGGCGGGGCACCGCGGCGCCCGCTCGCCGGGGTAGTCGATACTATTTCGCAATGTGTTTGCGCCTCCTTATCTGGTTGTCGGCATGGACCATCTGCTTTCCCGCTGCTAGATCGGGCTGCAGGCTGTCCCTGTCACGGTGGTTGACATCGTAGATGTGGTTCCGTATGCTCTCGTAGAGCGTCCATGTGCAGCACCCGGCGCGGCATGTGCCGCTTCGGTCCGGGCAGTTCCGGCCGCAGGGCGGCGGGATGGGCCGCATGCGCGGCGCAAAATAATTCCCTCCGCTTCCTCCTGTACGTGTTGCATCCAGGCTGCGAGCTTCGCGTATTTGTCCTGCCTGGCAACCGTGTCGGCGACGCACTGCGCGTTGACGCGGTCCATGCTGTTCAGGCACTCGGCGTCCTCCTGCTCGCATTCTGACGCCAAGCCCAACGCATCGATCAGGCTGGCCAGCTGATCCGGCCGGAGCTCGACGATGATCTTGGGCTCGTCCTTCACCGGCTTCACAGGATCCCGTAGGTCGTCAGGCCCAGCGCGATCGCGCCGGTCGCGACGCAGGCGTCGGTCATCTCTGCGTACCCGGCGATCACCGCCAGCACAAAGGCCGCGCCGCCCAGCCACACGCAGCAGGTCTTCGCCACCCGCCGCATTGCCTCCCGGTACCGCAGCTCCTCCAGCAGTCGCTCCTGCCGCTCCCTGGTCTCTTCCTCCGGCTCATACCCGAGCTGTTCCAGTGCGGCGATCGTTTTTTTCTTGAGCTCATCCACCCAGCGCACCCCCTTCCAGATCCAGAATCTTCTCGATCGCAGCCTTGACCTGCTTGCCCTTCCGGGCTCCATTCAGGATCTTGCTGAGATATGTCTTATTGCAGGGGATCCCCATCCCCCTGACCTGCGCGGCCAGCCAGTCCTGCGTCTTGTCCAGATCGATCAGCCGCTTGCGCACGGTCTTCCCGAAATTTGTCATGCTGTCTCCTTCTTCGTCTCCTGCATCCGCCTGACGAGCCGCGACAGACGGGCGTTTTGTGTCGCGAGCTTCTGCGCGTCCAGGTCAAGCCCCTTGCGCTTGAGCCCGTTAATGATCTGCGCCGCCTGGCACTCGCAGACCAGCGCCGCCTCGATGAGGTCTCGCAGCTCCTGCGCGTCCAGCGTCAGGGTGTAGCTCTTTACCTTCGCCATGGCTCAGCCTCCTATCTCTGTACCATCCACCGTGCCAGCTCCGTGAGTGACACCGTGTACTTGTTCCCGATGTGCCTGGCCGGGAACCGCCGGTCGGCCAGCAGCGTCCGCCGGTCGATTCCCAGCGCCGCCTGACATTCCGTGATCCCGATCGCCGCCCGGCCCGGAAACATATCCGTCAGCAGCTCCAGCTGCGGCCGGTATCCTTCCAGCTCTCTCGGCATCCCCTCACGCCTCCTTCTTCTCGCTCTTCGGCTGCACCATGGCAGCCATGCCCTGCATAAAGATCAGCGCCTTCTCACGCATTTCCGGCGTAAGCTTGTTGATTTCCGCCGAGATCTTCTCGGCCTGCTGCTTCTGCTCCTCTGACATTGATCTCACCTCGCTATTGTCAATCGTCCCTGCGCTGTGCTATCCTTTATCTGAAAGGAGGTGTCAGCACAGTGGATAATTACTTCATTCTCACGCCCGACGAGCGCCAGATTGCGCTTGCCTACGCGCAGGCCCGCTTCTCGGAGTGGCTTTCGCAGAACCACTCCGAGAAGGATTTCCCGCGCCGCAGATCAGCGTTCTACGCTTGCCTTGACGAAGGCGTCACGGTTGCCCTTGACTTCCGCCAGCGTAATGGCATGTAGATCCTTCG